GATGAATGTTACTACCACAGCAAACGATGAAGTCATTCGTCAATGTAAATCTAGTGTTCCTTACCAACCAGGAAAGTCAACACAAGTAATGATTTCGTTTGTTATGAATGAACCAAAAGCAAATGTTCGTCAAAGAGTTGGTTTTTTTGATGAGAGCAATGGCATTTATCTAGAAAATGATGGAGCAACAAATTATCTAGTTCTGCGTTCAAATACTACAGGTACCGTAGTTGAAACAAAAGTTTCTCAATCGGAATGGAACGTTGATAAGATGGATGGAACTGGATATGCTTATCAATCCAATACAGATGTAAACAACAATTCAATAAATGTTGCTAAAGGTAATATTTTTTGGATGGACGTTCAATGGTTAGGTGTTGGTGATGTTAGAGCAGGTTTTGTTATCGATGGAATACCTTATGTTGCACATATATTTCATAATGACAATCATGTAACAAAAACATACATGACAACTGCTTGTCTTCATGTTAGACAAGAAATAAAAAATACAGGAATAACAGCAAGTAATTCTACACTCAGACAAATTTGTTCTGCTGTTATGACTGAAGGTGATTTCAATATACAAGGTAAAATAGAAGGTATTGATAGAGGATTCACCATCGCTGAAGCAGATACTTTAGCCACTGCTGGAACAGATTATCCTATGATAGCATTTAGATTGAAATCTGGTAGAATCAACAACATCGTTTTACCAAATAAATTTCATATCTACGTCGATTCAAACTCAACAATATCATATAGAGTTTGGAGAAATGCAACAGTTTCTGGTGGAACATGGGCAACAAGAAGCGAAAATAGTCCAGTTGAATATAATATTGGTATAACATCAATAGATACAGCAAATGCTGAAATCATTCAAAGTGGTTTTGTTACAGGCGGACAAGCTTTCGAATCTGGTACTGGATTGGACAATTTGTATTACACATTAAGACACTTTTTGGATAATACTACAGAAACATATGTTCTTTCTCTCATACCAACGAAAGACAACATTAAAGTTTTAACAAAAGCAGATTGGTTAATAATAGTTTAAATTAGGAGAAAAAAATGTCAATTTTCAACGACAAATCACTAAAGGGTGTTGCTGAAGAAGCATCAAAGGTTATGGAAGAATTGAAAGGTAAGCAACACAAGTTGGATGTTGCAGAACCAAAGGGAAAACTAACTAAAGATGATTTCGACAAACTTCGTTCTATCAAGAAAGAAGCTAAAGAATATGATGCACCTGCACCAGACCCAGAAGCAGTTGCTCGCCGCAAAAGACTTCAAGCACTTCAAGATAAAAGAGAAGATGAAGCAATGGAAAAAGGTGCCAAAAAAGATAAACCAACAATCAGAAAGGTTGCTGGTAAGGCATACGGAGGCGCAAAACAAAAAGATGAGATGGACGAAAGTGTTTCAACATTTTCTGGAATTCTTGAAAATTATGCACAAAATGGTTTGAAATCCTTTTCTTCAATCTTCTTAAAAGAAGAACCAGATAACGAACAATTCACAAAAGAAGTTGAGACAGCACAAGAAAAATCTGAAGGTAAGGGCAAGAAAGCAAAAGTAGGTGCTGCTGCCGTTCAAGCTGTTGAAGTTCAAAAAGAAGAATTTGACATGGATGATATCAACGATATTAATGGTGTTAAAATGTCTTCTATTGATGAGCGTGAACTTTCTGATGAAGAAATGCAAAAGCGTGAACAATACGCAAAAGGTATGAAAAAGAAACTTTCTGGCTTTAAAAAGCGTTATGGTGAAAGAGCAAAAGAAGTAATGTATGCCACGGCAACCAAAATGGCTAAAAAGGATTAACAAATGAAACGAATCAGGGGCATTCTTAGAGAGGCAGTTAAATTGAATTATGATGAAGAAATTGAAAAAATTGCCAAGAAACATAAAGTATCTGTTGATGTTATCAAAAATCAATTGAAGATGGGTGTTAAAATTGAAAAAGAACACACAACAGATACAGCAACAGCAACTAAGATTGCTCTTGATCATTTGGATGAATTTTCAGACTATTACACAAAATTAAAAGCTGCGGAGAAGCAAATGAAAGAAGAAGTAGAAAAAATTAGAGAAGCAGCCAAATGGCGCTCATCATCTGTAGCCAAAAAAGTTACAGACCCAGAAGGTGATGATAGTGTTTCTTATGATTATCATTATGATAATCCTCGTTCTACTGGAATGAAAAGAGCATCGTCAGATACACTAGAAAAATACAGTAGCCTTTCTACAAGACCTAAAGCACAAATTGCTAGTAGTGGTGCTAGAAAAGGAATGATAACCAAACAACACGGTGAAAGATTAAAGGCAAGAATTAAAGCAGGCCTTCATGGAGAAGAAGTAGAACAAATCGATGAGATTTCACAAGAAACAAGACATTCTTATATTCATAAAGCCAAAAAAGAAATTGAGCAATTAAAGCCACACGCAAAAGAAGGTGAGTATAAAGATATTGCTTCCAACATTATGAAAAGAAGACAAGCTGGTGTTAAAAAAGCTGTCGCTAAAAATTTAATGTCTTTCAAGGGTAGATTGAAAGAAGATGAAGAACTTGATGAAGCAACATATGGTATGAATGACCATTATTCAGAAATAACACACACCGAAAAGCAAGACGATAAGACAATCACCATTAGAAAACCAAAATACACTAAAAACAGACATGCTTTATTTGTAAATGACAAATATCATTCTGTTTATGGTTCACATGAAGGTGCTAAATCGAACATCGATAGATTGAAAAAAGAAGATGTAAACGAATCTCGTGGACACAAAATGATTGCTACAAAGTTGGCAAATATGGAAAGAATGAAATCTGTTAATATTCCAACACCACAAGAACGTAGAGAAATGGAAGCTAAGAAAAAAGAACAAACAAAACCACAACACACAAACGTTGTCGATAAATCTGGAGCAGTTCATACACCAATGTCTAGAGCAAAACATCTAGCTAGATTGGCTATGAAACAATATACAACTGAAGATACTAATTTAAATGAATCCAGAAAGACAGAAATTGTCAAAGATATCATTAAAAAGAAAAAATCTGAAAACGATGATAAGTTCCAGAAAGAACCTATCATAACTGATACTCTTGTGAAGGGTAGTAATTATTAAAACTAAATATAGATTAACAAATTAAATTTTTTAGGAGAAGAAAATGGCTCTATGGGGTTCTAAAGACGAAGCAAATAACGCACCAAAAAATGCTGTAGCTGGTGGTTACGGTGTTTCAGCAAATGGCGAAACATTATATCAAAACACTTCAATTTCTGTTTATGTTGCAAACTCAGCAGTTGGTGTTTTTGGTGTAGATACAACTGAACAAAGTGTTGCATCAAATCCAAAAGGTGGACACGCTGGTTGGGTTCTTCGCAAAGCTGGTACAGGTCCTGTTGTTTCTATTTCAGCAAACACTGGTTCTTACAGCCCAGACGGTAACGTTTACATTTCGTTTACCAATGGTGGAACATCTAACGTAACAGCTAACGCACAGGTTTTCACAAACTCTGTTTCTAAGTTGATTACAAATGTTGTTGTTAACACAGGTGGTGAATATACACTTACACCAACAGCAACAGCAGTTAATGCTAATGCAGTGTTTACTGTAACTATGGGTGGTCGTGCTAATCGTGTTCAAATCGAAACAATGGTTGCCATGGGTTCGATGGGTGCAGATGGTTCTTCTGGCGATGATGATTCTGTATTTGCAGATAGTTAATGTCAATGAGATTTAAGCAATATTTGCAAGAACTGACCAGTATAGAAACTGGTCAGGCTATTGTTGCACATGAACCGACAGAAATGAATTCATCTTCGATTTCCAATCCTAGAGTGATTTCGGAAATCAACACAAGATTACTTTTTGAACTTAGCGATGTATTTCTTTCGCCAGAAGCAGGTGTTCAAAAAATAAGAAAAGTGTTACATAGATTTGGTTTAGATATGCCTGCTTTATATCAAGCCAATCCTGAGGGAGATGAATTTGTTTTGGATATGAAACAGTTTGGATTTTCACATGGACCAGATGTTCATACTGGTTCATATGAACAAAAAAACGATTCAAATGTTTATTTGTATGTAATTTATTATCTCACAGATGAAGGTCGTTATGAGTTTTTCGCTGAAGCTATGTATGAAGACGAATTAAACGATTTTATATCTGGAGAAGAGGAAGACGAAGAAGAAGAAAACTAATGTCCTTTGATGAATTGAATAATGATAATATAATGCTCTATGCAGTAAAGGCTTACGATAAACCAAACTGTATAATGAGTGAGTTTAAAGAAGATATGAAACGTTTTAATTATCTGAAAAGATTATTTAAAAGATATCGAAAAATGGGTGAAGTCAAAGAACGTTTAGTTTTGAATCATCTTGTAGTTCTCTATAATGTTTTTGGTGTAGAAGTTGCAACTAGACTTCTATTTTATAAAATGAGTTTTGAAGATTATCCTGCTCTGAAAACATATTTGATATTTTTAAATTATATGCCAAATAAAATAAAAGGAATAAAAGGTAAAGATATTTTATCTTCTGATATTCCTATCGACATGTTAATAGCAAAGACACTAAGAGAAATAAAATGAAAAAAATTAATGAAGAAGGCGAACCATCTGGTTCTATGGTAGGTGGTTCACCAGTAAACAATGCTGGTGATGGAAACATCGCTGGCTTAGGTGTTGGAAAATATGGCGAACCCGGCGTTAATTTGAAAAAGAAAAATAAGGTAATGCCTTTCAAGATGTTTGTTAGAAAGAGACCTCAGTAATGTGGCTTCTAAATTTTTTGCCTGACTGGATTTTTTATGGTATGTTTTTTGTTGGCATTCTTGGAATGCTGGCTAGTTTTGTTTTACAATTCATACCATTTGTGACAACATATAGACTTTTGATACAAATAGTTTCTGTTATATTGATAGTAATAGGAACATATATGTCTGGTGCTATCTCAAACAATGAAAAGTGGGAAGCCAAGGTAAAAGATTTACAGATAAAACTAAAAGATGCTGAGTTGAGAGCTTCACAAAATAATGTACAAATACAAACAAAATATATCGACAGAATAAAAATAATTAAACAAAAAGATGAAACTGTGCAACAGCAAATAGATCAATCAAAAGATGAAATAAACAAAAAATGTCAAGTTACACCAGAAATGATTACTATACTGAACAACGCAGCGAAAATTGGTGATGATAAATGAATAAAGTAATTTTTATCTGTTTATTTCTTTCTGGTTGTATGACTGTTCCTGTTTCTTCTAAATTTCCAGATGCACCTAAAGAACTAAAAGAAAAATGCCCACAATTAAATTTAGTGAACGTTGATGAAAAAGAAATGTCTGAAGTATTAAAGACTATTACCAAAAATTATTCTTTATACCATGAATGTAGTGAAAAAAATAATTCTTGGATAGAATGGCACGATTCACAAAAGAAAATTTTTGAACAAGTAAAATGACAATAATAAACACAATCAAAGAAGCATTTAACGGCACATTATCATTTTTATCTTCAGTAGATTATTCTGCTGTTATGGTTCTTTTCATGATTGTTTTGTTGGGTGCTTTGATTTGGAATTTAAACAAAAAAGACAATACATTTTTTAATATCGAAGACTTATTGATCGATGAAAAGAAAAAAGCATCGACTACAAAGTTGGCAATTCTTGTTGCTCTAATATTATCATCTTGGGCATTTATACATTTAACATTAAACAATGCCTTGACAGAATGGTATTTTATGGGTTATATGGGTGCTTGGGTATTGAACAAAAGTATTAATGGTTGGATGGAAATGAGAATGCATCTAGACCAAATAAATAAGACAGAAAATAAAAAGGAAGAATAATGCCATTTAAACTTTCAAATAGATCATTGACAAAATTAAATGGTGTTGATGAAAGACTTGTCGAAGTTGTAAAAATAGCTATTCAATACACAAAGGTAGATTTTGCTGTTATTGAAGGCGTAAGAACACTTCAAAGACAAAAAGAACTTGTTTCTTCTGGTGCAAGCCAAACGTTAAACTCAAAACATATAAATGGGTTGGCAGTTGATTTGATGGCTTACATTGGAAGTAGAGCTTCTTGGGAACTAAATTTATATGATGATATTGCAGATGCGATGAAAATTGGCGCACAACAGATCGATGTTCCTATACGTTGGGGTGGGGCATGGAACGTACCTGATATTCGCAAGTGGGAAGGTACCATGCAGGATGCTATGGATTTTTATGTTGACACAAGAAGAAGCCAAAAACAAAGAGCGTTTATAGACGCTCCACATTTCGAAATTATGTCTTGATTAAAATGAATACCAATAAAAATAAAAAAGGTAAAAAATGCAAGACAACACTAAGATGCACGAATTTGAGATGAAAGTCGGGTTACTTGAAAAGGACTATCAACAAATGAGCAAACTTGTTGAAAAACTTTCCGAGTCGATAGAAAAAATTCAAGAGGTAAATGTCAATCTAATGAGAATGATTACCTTACATGAACAAAGACACGATCAGCACGAAAAAGCTGAATTTGAATTGAAAAATGATAACAAAGAATTACACTCTAGAATTACCACAGTAACTAGAGAACTTCATGATAAAATAGATGGTACAGAAAGACTTTTGGTTGACAAACTTGATAGTCTGAGACAAGAACTTTTGGATCACAAAAACAAAGAACAGACAGACGTTAAAATAGTCAATGTATTAAAAGAAGTTGACAGATACAAATGGATGATTCTTGGTTCTGCTGTAACTCTTGGTTGGATTATTGGTAACGTAGATTTAAAAGTTTTAGGTACTCTTTTGAAATAAACTTGATTGTTTAAATACCCATAGTTCTTTTAGACAAATAACTAAAACTCCATCCGTTTTTTAGTGTTTTGTTATTTTGTATTGCCCATCCTATCGATGGGTACGGTATATTATATTCAATTGAAAAACTCTTTCTGTCTTTCACCACAATTTGTTCATTTGTATATAAATTATGTGCTATAATTGTAGATGTTTTTGCTTCTAGATTTTTTTTAGTTTTTCCTGGATTATTTTTTATCATTCGATTTATTGTTTTTTTATATAAAATACCACCACCGCCACCAGGACAAATATTATAACCAAATGGTGACATTGAGTTATATTCTTGAATAAAATGTGGTTCCATAATTTTCAGAGTGTGTATCTTATCTTTTGATTGATAAATTATCTCCCAGTGAAAATTATCTCTACCATATTTTTTTATAGATTTGTGAATTAAATTTGAAGAACTTTTACTTAAATGAATATGACTTCTTTTTCTTCTATTAAAATTGTTGGTATAGCCAATGTAAACTTTACCATTTACTTGATTGACAATCTTGTAGATTGAATATATAATCATGCTGATAGTTCCCATAAACTGTTAGAGTGGTTGGGTATTCCCGTACCGCGAACCACAACCCTATTTATGAATATGTCACTGTATATTGATACCAAATATCTTAGATTAGTGTCCAATCGTTTGAGAAACTACAAACAAAAAGATGATAAACTTTTCAACATGAGTTGTCCTTTTTGTGGAGATTCCAAAACAAATAAATTAAAAGCTCGTGGATATGCTTTCGCTAAAGGTAATAATCTTTTCTACAAATGTCATAACTGTGGGATATCAACAAATATTGGTAATTTATTAAAACATGTCGATGCCACATTACACAAAGAATATATACTAGAAAGATACAAAGCTGGTGAGAATGGTAATTCTAATTTCAAAGACCCAGAATTTAATATCAAACCACCAAAATTTGATAAAGTTGAGAAACAAAAAAGTTTTGCGAATGCAGAATGGATTAGTGAACTACCAGAAGGTCATTATTGTTTGGAATATGTAAAAGCAAGAAAGATACCAAAGAAGTATTATGATAAATTGCTTTTCACATCAAACTTTAAAGTATTTGCAGATTCTTTGATTCCAAATCACGGAAAAGAACTTGTCGAGGACGCAAGACTTGTTGTTCCTTTTTATGATGAATATGATCAAATAATTGCAGTTAGTGGTAGAGCATTAGAAAACTCAAGTTATAAACTTAGATATGTCACATTAAGAACAAATGATGATGACAATAAGTTGATTTATGGCATGGACAGAGTTAATTTAAAAGAGACAGTGAAACTTGTCGAAGGACCAATCGATTCGTTGTTTCTTAAAAACTGTGTTGCATCTGGTGATTCCAGTTTGGAAATATCGGCAAAGATGCTAGACACAAAAAAAATTATTTTAATTTGGGATAACGAACCACGCAACAAAGAAATCGTGAAGATGATGCAAAATGCAATCAAATCCAATCATGATGTTGTAATTTGGCCGAACAATATTCCATATAAAGATATAAATGAAATGATTGTGAATGGAATTTCACAGGATGAGATTGAAAATATTATAAGTAGTAATACGTTTTCGGGTTTAGAAGCACAAACAAAATTTGTTTTTTGGAAAAAGGTATAATATGGAAGTTAAATTAGTTTCTTATAGCCAACCGGCTGATGATTTTGAAGCATTAAAAGACGCACAAGATTTGGTTGCATTTTGTGCTAGAGTATCAAATCCAAGCAATCAATATAACACTGAAACTTCAGAAAAATTAATTCGATATCTAATCAAGAATGCTCATTGGAGTCCTCTTGAGATGGTCAGTGCTTGTATGGAAATTACAACCACCAGAGATATTGCAAGGCAAATTCTTCGACACAGAAGTTTCAGCTTTCAAGAATTTTCTCAAAGATACGCAGACCCAACAAAAGATTTGGATTTCGTGATTCGTGAAGCAAGAATGCAAGACACAAAGAATAGACAAAATTCAATTGAGTTGGATTTAAACAATGATGAAGACCGTATTCTCGCATATCAATGGGAAAATATGCAACGAGATTTAATTAATCATGCGAAAACTGCATACGAGTGGGCAATCAACAAAGGTATTGCAAAAGAACAAGCTCGCGCAGTTCTACCAGAAGGAAATACCATTTCTAGAATGTATGTCAATGGAACACTCAGAAGCTGGCTGCACTATATTCAATTACGTTCAGAAAACGGAACACAAAAAGAACATAGGGAAATTGCACTAGAATGTGCCAAAGTAATTTCTAAAGTATTTCCTATGGCAACAAGTTTGACAACAGAAAAATAATATTAATTGGGGTTTTTATGGAAGATATTGTACACGGCATTAGAGTTGATTATTCTAGAGATAGTTTATTCGATGAATTAGGAATTAAAAGATTAAAAGAAAGTTACATGAAAGAGGAAGAAAATTCTCCTCAAGAAAGGTTTGCTTATGTATCAAAAAGTTTTGGAAGCAATTCAGAACACGCTCAAAGATTGTATGAATATAGCTCTAGGCATTGGCTTTCTTATTCTACTCCTATTCTTTCTTATGGTCGTTCTAGTCGTGGCTTGCCTATCTCTTGCTTTCTCCCTTATCTTCATGATTCAGCAGAGGGTCTTGTCGATACGCTCGCAGAAGTAAATTGGTTGTCAATGTTGGGCGGTGGTATTGGTCTAGGTATTGGCATTCGAAGTGCTGATGATAAGTCTGTTGGTGTTATGCCACATCTTAGAACATATGACGCAAGTTCATTAGCATATCGTCAAGGTAGAACTCGCCGTGGTTCTTATGCTGCTTATCTTGATATCAGCCATCCAGATATTCTTATTTTTCTTGAAATGAGAAAACCAACTGGCGATCAAAACATGCGATGCTTGAATCTGCATCATGGAATTAATATTCCAGATTCGTTTATGGAAATTATTGAGCGATGCATGATTGACCCAGAGGCTAATGATGATTGGCACCTAAGAGACCCACATTCTGGTGATATCAGAGATACAGTTTCTGCAAAAGATTTGTGGCAAAGAATTCTTGAAATGCGTATGCATACAGGAGAACCTTATCTACATTTCATAGATACATCAAATAGAATGATGCCAGAGTTTCAAAAGAATTTGGGATTGAAAATTAATCAAAGCAATTTGTGTTCAGAAATCATTCTACCAACAAATAAAGAAAGAACTGCTGTTTGTTGTTTATCCTCAGTGAATCTTGAACATTTCGATGAATGGAAAAATGATCCATTATTTCTTCGTGATGTTGCTGAAATGTTGGATAACGTTTTACAGGTGTTTATAGATAATGCACCAGAAACTGTAAGTCGAGCAAAGTATTCTGCTATGAGAGAAAGAAGTATCGGTGTTGGTGCATTAGGTTATCATGCTTATTTACAAAAAAATAATCTGCCATGGGAAAGTGCTATGGCATCAGGTAAAAATATACAAATTTTTAAGCATATAAGGGAGAAACTAAATGAAGCTAACAAGCAATTGGGACTGGAAAGAGGTGAAGCGCCAGATGCGACTGGTACTGGGCTTCGCTTTAGTCATGTTATGGCTATTGCTCCCAATGCTTCTTCTTCCATTATCATGGGCAATACCAGTCCTTCTGTTGAACCTTATCGCGCCAATGCTTATCGCCAGGACACTTTATCGGGTTCTTATTTGAACAAGAACAAACATCTAGACAAAATTATCAGGGAGAAATGTGATGCCGAGTCAAAATACGATTACCAAGAAATCTGGTCAAGTATCATTGCGAACGATGGATCGGTTCAACATTTGGATATACTCGATGACTGGCAAAAAGACGTATTCAAAACGGCAATGGAAATTGACCAAAGATGGGTTGTGGACCACGCAGCTAACAGACAGGATTACATTGACCAAGCGCAATCCATTAACTTGTTCTTTCGACCAGATGTGAATATTAAATATCTACATGCTGTTCATTTCCAAGCATGGAAGCAGGGATTGAAAACGCTTTATTATTGTCGTTCTGAAAAAATTGGTAAAGCAGATAAAGTATCTAAAAAAATTGAACGTGAAGTTATCAAAGAAATTGATTTGAAATCTTTGGCTTCTGGTGAAGAAGTTTGTTTGGCTTGTGAAGGGTAGTTGTTTTATGTTAAAACACAAACATCACATTATACCAAAACATATGGGTGGTACTGATGATCTTGAAAATTTAATTGAATTAACTGTAGAAGAACATGCTGAAGCTCATCGTAAACTTTTTGAACAACACGGTTGCTGGCAGGATGAAATAGCATGGAAAGCATTATCTGGTCAAATAACAATGAATGAAGCAACAAAAAAATCAATTTTAATGGGTGCTTCGAAAGGTGGTCAAATAGCAAGAAAAACTGGACAAATAAAAGAAGCGCAAAAATTAGCAGTAAATAAATTGAAGAATAATAATTTTGATCACATCAAAAAACTAGGAAAAAAACAAGGTAAAATAAATTATGAAAATGGGCATTTATCTAAAATTTGTAATAATGAAATACGAAGTTTGGGTGGGAAAAATGCTTCTAAAATTTCAAACAGAAAAATTATATCACTGAATGATGGTAAAATTACAACATGGAGTAATCGTGGACTACACGAAAGAAAAACTGGTTTTAAACATGAATGGAAAGATTTATAGGAATACAAATGACAAAGATAAAACAAAATGATTTAAAAATTACAGACGAAAGAATTTATTTCAGACCATTTTCTTATCCTTGGTGTTATGATGCTTGGGAAAAACACGAAAGTTCACATTGGTTACCAAAAGAAGTTCCTATGCTAGAAGATGTTAAAGACTGGAAGAATGTTTTAACAAAAGAAGAAAAATATTTTTTGACAAATATTTTTAGATTTTTCACCCAAGGTGATATTGATGTTGCTGGTGCTTATGTGAAGAATTATCTTCCTTATTTTCCACAGCCAGAAATGCGTATGATGTTGCTTAGTTTTGCAGCAAGGGAAGCTGTTCATATTGCTGCGTATAGTCATCTAATTGAAACTCTTGGTATGCCCGATTCGACATATAATGAATTTTTACAATATCAAGAAATGAAAGATAAACATGATTATGTTTCGAATATATCAGCACAAAATTCATCGAAAGAAAACACCGCAAAACATATCGCTGTATTCTCAGCATTCACGGAAGGTATGCAACTGTTCAGTTCTTTCATCATGTTGTTGAATTTTTCTAGACACGGTAAAATGAAGGGAATGGGACAAATTATACTTTGGTCTATTGTTGATGAAACTATACACACTGAAAACATGTTGAAACTTTTCAAAGAATTCATCAAAGAAAATCCAGAAATCTGGAATGATAGTTTAAAAGGTCAGATATATACAATAGCAGAAAAGATGGTTGAACTTGAGGATAAGTTTATCGATCTAGCTTTTGAAATGGGTCCAATGGAAAATCTAACATCTGAAGATGTAAAGAAATATATTCGATATATTGCGGATAGAAGACTAATTTCAATGAGTATGAAAGGTATCTTTAAAGTTAAAAAGAATCCTTTGCCTTGGGTCGAAACTATGTTGAATGCACCTGGACATACCAACTTTTTTGAAAACAGAGCAACCGATTACGCAAAAGGAACATTGTCTGGCAACTGGAGCGATGTATGGGCACAATAAATGGCAAGTTTAAAACATCATTGCGAAGAATGTGATTCAAAATTCACAATAAGATATGATGAAGATTTAACAGAAGATTCTCCACATTACTGCCCGTTTTGTGGAGAATATCTTATTGTTAATTCTGAGTGTTATGATGAAGAAGACTAATCTTCTTACATTTATCGAAGTGATATTTCTTAGCGTTTAAAACATTACAAGTAAAATTACAATGGGGACACGTCAAAAGTTTTTGTGTTTGATGTGTTCCTTGTTGTATTCTTTTTAAATTATTTTCTGTCGTTTTTTTTACTTTGTTTTAGTTTATAATCTTGACTTTGTAATGCTTCTCTGTGTTTTTTATTCTTGTTTGGGTCTGAATGCCATTTTAATGCTGCTTTTCTGTTGTTTTCTTTAGAAATGTCTGAGGTTGATGACCAATATTTTATCTTTCTAGTTTCCTTTAATTTTGCACCAGACTTGTTTGGAACATTTTTTTGTAGACCGACTATTTCACCTGTTTTCCATCTATTATCATCCAATGATACCAAACCAATCTTAATGCCTTCTTTTGTTTTTGCTGGTGCTTTATTTGCTGTATTAAATTTACTGCTACCAATATTTTCATTTAAAAACAAATTTGACACATCTGCTTTAATTCTTCTGAGAACTTTATGTTCCCATATTAAACAATCATGTGATTTTGTAAATGTTTTTCTAATTTGTATTACATCTGGTTCACCAAATCTAATTCTAAAAGAATTCACATATTTAGAACTTGTAAAATACGTTTTCCAAAATTCTGAAGGATGACAATATTTTGAACTTCTACTGCCATAATACCATTTATTGTGTTTTGACCAACCAATTAAATAAGTATAGGGTATATTTTTCTTTGTTGAATAAATATTCATGCTGACATTCTCCGAAAATGTTAGAGTGAGTGGATGCGCCAACATCGTGACTCACAACTATTTATGAAATTTTTATTTTTAATTCGTTAATTTTATTATGAAACTCTTGACTGTTTTTTGTAAACCAAGAACGCATAACTTTGGCACGAATATTATCGTTAAGCCAAGTATCATCTAAAAGAGCATTTGTCATATATAAAGCATATTCCTCCGCATACATCAACTCAGATTTCGAAGAAACAAACAGCAAAATTTCTTTAGTGAAATCATCTGTTCCGTTTTCTTTAATCCATTCTTTTATCTTGGGTGAAGAAGACCAATAATCTTTCCAGTCAGATTCTTTTCTGGTTTTTTTCTTCTTTCCGTTTACAGTCTTTGAGGATGCTTTGCTGATGAGCTTTCTACCGATGTATTTCTTGTTTGTAGAAAGTTGTCTTATGATGTAGATAAAGCCAATTGTGTTTTCTGGCATTTCATCTATAGAATCAATTGTTTTGTTTTTATATGTCCAAGATTTCATTAAATTATTTATCACAAACCCACACCGATACTTATAACAGCAGAATTCGTTATATTGGTAATAATATAAATGATTACCTAATTGTTTTGTTGGTTGATGTAGAATAATGACTGGATATGTAAAATCATAGTATTATACATATTCATATGGACAAAAAAATAAATGACACGAAGAACAAAATAACGTTTACTGAAGTCGCTAAGAACTACAGAACTTGGGAGACCATAGAAAAAAATAAATGGTACATAAAGTTTTCTATTTGCGATGAACAGATATTGTTAATTTTTACATCTTCAATAACAGATCAAACTTTAATCAGATATTTCGATATAGAAGAACGTGCTGTGGACTTTATCAATTACATAATAAAACAAGATGCAACAAAATATTTAAGCACTTAATATGATTGTTAATGGTAAAATATCCAAAGAATACAAAAGAGCGATTAATTTTTTCGCCACAAAATTATTTAAACATCAATTAAAAAGACATTTGTTTTTGGATGTTAGACTTTGTAAACATCTAGATGCTCTAGGTTACACAAGCGTAGAAGGTTATAATTACTCAGATAAACCTAGAGACTTTTTAATTGAGGTAAACAAAAATCAAAATCAGGTAGAAATACTTAAAACACTTGCTCACGAAATGGTTCATGTGAGACAATATGTAAATGGTGACCTTAACGATGAAGGAACAATTTGGAAAGGTCAACCAATACCTAGAAAAAAACACCATGACGTAAATGCTCCTTGGGAAATAGAAGCAGAAGAAGTCGGTCAACAACTATATGATGAATATGTGAAATCAAATGTCAACAACACCACAAAATAGTTACACTGAAAAATTTGATATTAATATCGAAGACCATGCAATTCAAGGTAAGATGATCATCGTTTCATTTAATACCATAGATGATTTGAGTAAATATGAATCTGATGAAATAGATTATGTGAAACGAGAGTTGGCAAACAAACTTGTAATCGAAATGATTCAAAATAATTTAATAGAATTTACACAGCAACGAGACCCAATTACACTTTCAACTATTATTAAAGCAAGATGTTTTGTTACACCAGATGAACAAGTTCGTATTTTGAGGACCAAAAAATAAAATGTTTGAAGAATCTGATAAACAAATTATTAAGTTGGCTAAAGAGAAACTTTTAAATGATTTCTATTCTAGATTGAATGAATTTCCTTTGGAACTGAGAGCAATTCTAATTAAAGGTTTTGTTACTGGTGGAATGTCTGCATCCATCTTTCATGGTGAATCACCGAATGATTATGATGTATATTTGAAAGATGAAAAAACAATAGCTGATTTTTTAGATGCAGTTAAAAAACCAGAAAATAGTGAACATATTGCAGAATATAGTAGCGATAAGTATGGTTTTGAAATTGAAGAAGGTCAAAAAATCATTACGAATAATGCTGTGACATTCAAAAACAAAATTCAAGTCATCACATTGAGTCGTTTTGAAGTTTCTAGAAAAAAATTTGATTTTGTGCATTGTATGCCCTGGCTTGATATTCAACTAGGAACATATCACATTTCCAAACAACAATATAATGCTATTATAAGCAAAACGCTAATTCGTAATCCAACTGGTTCTGAACCTTTAAAGTGGAGAATTCACAAATATCAACAAAGAGGTTGGAAATTTAATTATGAAAAATGATGAGAAAGAAGCATTCGATAAACTTGTCGAGCAAAACGAAAAATACAAAAAAATTCTAAATCACATTTTTGCAGACAAAACTGGTCATTACTTTATTTGTGGTGATTCTACAGATAAAGATGAATATGGTTTACCTTCAACGATTTTGATTTGCCCAAGATTCGGTGATGATGGTTTTGCTGTATATAAAAAAGTTAAAGATTATTCAGCACCGGAGTATTGATCATGAAATTTATTATTGCGGGTAATTATGATGAATATAAAAGATGGTTAGATAAAAGAAACCTTGATAGCAAAGAATATGTGTATGTTCGGAATATTGATACGTTGAGAGGATATCCTGGAATAATTGAAGGTTATTTCATCGGAACTTATGAAGATAGATACGATATCGAAGATTTGAAGGAACATATACTTTTAAAAAAACAATTTTATGACTGGTCACATGTCCTTGTTAATTCAGAAATTAATAAACAAATAACAGATTCTAAGTTGTCTGTTTCTTCTATTACACATAGCAACAATTCAGCTACAACTTTCAAGGTGTATGAAGACGGTGCTGTTAGATACAACACACAAACAAAAAAACTTGAATATTACGTTTCACTAGGAAATTTTTGGGCTGAGATACCACAAAATGGCATACAAGCGTAGCGGTAGAAAAAAATTTAACTCTGGAACAAGTTTTACCACCACAAATACTAAAGGTGGCAGTAGAACCAGAAAAACAACATCAGTCAAACTTGGTTCGACTGGTAGAACCAAATCGCGTTCAGTAAACAAGAACGGAACTGTTAGATTAACAACTACACACAAATCACCTGCTGGTTGGATTACTCGCACAGTTAAAACTATCGGTAGTAAACCATCTAAACCAAAAGCACCAAGATTTATCAAGGCTAAATCTAATTTAGGTGTTGTCAAAACCAGAAAGAAAAGTTTTAGTGGATTGGTTTCCACTGTTAAAAATAGACGTTCAAGCAGAAGCTATAGCGCAACTGCTGGCAATTCTTTCGTTATGAAGTTTTGGTTTGTTGTAATAATTTTATTCATACTTGCTGTTATTTTTTAAATGAAGCCACACACAAAAATTCTAAGACTAAAAGAAAAAATCAAAAAACTTGAAGATGAAATTATACAAATACAAAAAGAATGTACGCATGTACATAAATCTAAAACATATCTAATATGTGATGCATACCATGTTCAATATCACTGTCATGATTGTGGAAAAGACTGGCAAGTAAAAAATGCTTAAAAAAAGAATTAAAACCAGATTCCATTGGAATCTATGGAATGCCAGTATAAATTTTAATGTTTTGTGGTCTGATACAGATACCAAAGCAATTGAAAAATTTGGAGAGCTTGTTGTTTATGAATGTCTATCGTTAATCGATTGCAAA